TAATTAAAGGCTATTTTTTTATAAGAGAGTCCTTTGTAAGTCTGATGAATCTCTTTTGGCCGGAGCATTGTCTCCTTGAAAAGGATTCAGGCAAGTCGGGTGACTTTACTACTCCGATGTGGACCAGAAAGCAGATCACCCGCAAAGAGCCTACCATCATGGCTCGTGGTATTACCGCCACCATAAGTGGATACCACTTTGAGATTATAGCGGGAGACGATGCAGTTTCCGACAGAAACTCTTTGACCACGGAACAGTGCGCTGCTGTAAAGAAAAGATACTACCTAACTCGTAAAACTCTTCGCTCTTTCGGTTTCACAAATCTCGTCGGGACCCGTTACCATGAGGACGATCTTTACGGGGATATCATCTCCAAGACTCAGGTAGGAAATTTTAAGACCGAGAACATCAGCCTCTGTGTAAACAGAATTACAAACGTCGAAAAGGGTATGGATATCCTGATTGGCGCGGCGATGCAGATCAAGTTAGACTGTGCTGCCGAACTAGCCAAGTTTAATATTCCTCGTAGAGAATGGTTTCGAAAAGCCGGTAGGGACGGCGTGGTATTGATTATGCCGGGTAACCCTCACTTGACTTATGACAAGTGGCTGGGTGACTACGAAGACGATCCCGAAACTTTTTCCACACAAATGAACCAAAACTGCTTGAGCGCAGTAGCCTCTGTCTTTACTGAAGAGCTTCTCCTCAGAGCAGTCATCCACTGGAACGAACTTCCCGTTATGGGTCGCCGGACAGCATGTTTTGACCTTAACGGTGGCAAGGGCAAAAAAGATAATGACTTCGTTGTAGGTAACTGTTGTTTATGGGACGACAAGGGTATAGGCTATATTATTGATTTAGTTAGGGATGTGTTTCCTAATCCTACAGCAATCGCTAAAGCCGTAGTAACATTTTGTACCAAGCACCACCCGGACATCCTGAGTATCGAAGACGCTCTCGGTTCTAGAATGCTTCAGCCCACTATAGAGGCAGAAGCGGATAAGTATAGAAATCCTAGAACAGGGGAACCAGATGAGTTCGTGAAAAATCTGGTAAGGCGCATACACTGGAGTCCGATAGACACTAGAGAAGACTCTAAACGAAATAGAATCAACTCCCTCCAACCTTTACTGATGTATGGCCGGATGCGATTCGTGAACTACCTCCCGTACATGGATCAACTCAAAACTGAGTTTGTCCGGAAGATTACACGCGGGAGTAAAAATGATATTCCAGATTCGATAAGTCTCCAAATTCCTTTCATGCCTGTTCCAGCCGCTACTCCTCAGTCGCAAGAAGACAAAGACAAACGGGAGCAAGAACTGAGAAAGCAGCAGCAGGAAGTCCGAGACAAATCAGCTTGGAATCAAATGTTCGAAGACAGGAATAATATCTGGTATGAAAATCCTGCTCCTCCACAGCAGCAAGAGTACTTGTTAGATGATTATCAGCAGCCGTCTCACGAGGAGGGACTCGATAACATCCTCGGAGCGGGTTTAATAGGATAACCTTAAGACTCGGATTAGAGAACTTTTGAGTCGGAAAAGGCAATATGGCACAGGTAGGTTTTGCGATAGGACTCCCTTTTGGCGGTCGTCTGGTCCACCCTAAGTGGGCGGTTAGCCTAAAGACGATGGATTTTCCAGTTAATACCACGCAATCAATAATCATGATCGAGGGTAAGGAAGTAACAGAAGCCCGGAACATGATTGCGAAAGCAGCGATAGAATCCAAGTGCAAGTATCTGTGGTTTCTAGACGATGACGTTATCTCCCCCCGCTATGCAGTGCAGTACCTCGGATATCTTCTCGACCAGAACGAAGATGAAGGCGTGATGGTATCCACAGGGATTTACTGTACGAAGACAGTTCCCCCGGCTCCCGTTATTTACCGTAGGGAAAGTAGCGGGGCGTTCTGGGACTGGAGTCTGAACGAGGTCTTTGATATAGATGAGTGTGGCGCAGGCTGCATGTTAATCAATATGAAGGTTTTCGATCACCTTGAGTATCCATATTTCCGGGATACAACGGAATATAAAAACGGCGAAGATGGCCCAGTAATGCACGCTACCAGCGAAGACATCTATTTCTGTCGTTCGGTAAAAGAAAAAGGATTCAGGATTCAGGCTCACGGAACCGTTTTGTGCGCCCACTACGACAACAAAAGCAATAGCTTCTTTACTCTTCCGGAAGACAGCAAGCCTGTCAAGCTAGCCCGAAAGAAAGAAGAAGCTGAAGCTAAACTTGGAATTTTAAAGGACATCTAATGGCAGGCGAAATCATCCAACTTTCCGAAGACCTTATGCACCCGAGAAACTACGTTGCCCCTTCTGCGGATAACGACAGGACCGAAGGCAAGGGTAAAGGCCAGATCGCTACTCAGGGTCTGGATCAGATTTATAACAACGATGCACAGTCTAAGGGCGGTCCCGGCGATCCCGGAGTCTGGGGCGGTGCGGAACAGTCGGTTAACAAGTCTACAGCCGAAGCGGGTACTTCGGTTGCTCCCGAGTACTTTAATGACTTTACTACAGGTCAGTGGGGCTGCAAATCAGAGGCTCGTGTCAAGGGCGTTAATCCCCGGTAACCGTTCAGTTACTTTACAGACTGTCACCGTTCGGTTCCATTTTCCGGAATACTAGGTACCCATGTCTCAGATCGATCCAGCAAACACGCTAGCAGATACACTAACTGAAGAGCAGATCGCCCAAATTCTCCAAACAGGGAAGTGGGCACCTGACCCTGCTCTTACTCTAGTGCTCCGGGATACCGATAGTGCCGAAACCGCGAAGGCGGCTAAGCAGTGGATCGCGGGGTGGAATTCTGCTAGCATTCTGTACCAGTCTACGACTACTCCTAAATTTTGGGAAGGCACACAAGTAGAACGGGCTAATGTTCCCTTCTACACCGTGGCTAAAGTTGTGAACTCATTGACGCCTCAAATTGTCAATGGGCTTTTTTATGACGATCCTCCTTTCATTTTTCAGCCTCGTCCGGGGACAAGTCAAGATACTGTAGAAGCCGTAGCAGATATCATTGGATACCAACTCAAAGAAATTGGGTTCAAAGAACAAGTCCGTCTCGGAGTAATGAACGTAGTTCTTTACGGAACGAACATCTGGAAGTGGGGATGGGACAGTAAGAAGATTTCTCGTACATACTTCGCCTTGGACGAAAAGAAGGATACTATTCCTTCGGAAATTCCGGGCCAGCCTGATGTAGAATTCCACGATCCGAACGCCCCACTAGTTGAAAGAACCGAAGAAATCCGCGTTGAGCAGCCCCGGTTCGAAAATATCACGTCTATCCGAGACGTTTTGGTTGATCCTACGCTTCGGGTACCCGATATTACCAAGGGAAAGTTTGTAATCCACAGGCTGTATCTCACTTATAATGAGCTAATTGCCCTCAAAGATACCCCCGGATACGACATTCCAAGCGAGCAAGAAGTCATTTCTTGGTTCACACCCCCGGAAGAAACTGCCCTTCCGGATATGGATGAACGTACCGGAATCAGCCCAATGTGGGATATGCGGGCCGATCCGAGGTGGGAAAAGGCTACAATTGATCCATTTAATCAGCCTTTAGAGGTTTTAGAGCGTTGGGACAAAGAAAAAGTCATAATCGTAGTCCAGCGCAAGAAAGTTATCTGTAACGGAAAGAATCCTTACTCCGAAATTCCCTTCCTTTCCTGTAATTTTTGGGATGTACCCGGAGCGTTTTACGGCCTCGGCGTGGGTCGGACGGTTGGTTCTGAGCAGCGTTTGCAGATGGGAATCGTCAATACTTGGCTTGATTCCGTCGCTCTCTCCCTCTCTGGTGTATACGTTAGGAAGCGTACCAATAGTATTCCTACCCAGAGTATCCGGATTTCACCGGGCAGGGTTGTTGAACTAGAGAATGTAGAAGACCTGAAGCCTCTCGCCCGTCCTCCGGCTGTCCCGGAAGCGGCGGAGCACCTCGGAATGTCCGCGAGTCGTGTAGAGCAGAACTCTGGTGCCGGTGAAATATCTTCACAGGGTCAAGCGGGGTCTTCAGGACATAGTAACATCGCTCGTACCGCGACCGGAGCGGCGGGGCTTCTCCAAGGGCAAGGTATTGGAATCTCAGACCTCGTTGAAAAGTTTTCGTGCAACGTATTCCTTCCCTTCCTTTACCGCGTGATGGAGATGAACAGAAATCTCCTCCCGGCAGAGACAATTAAAAGAATCTTGAATGATGAACTCCAGAAGGCTTATCTCGCAGAAGGCACAGGAACTATTGAAGACATCCGTAAGGCCCGGATGGAGATCGAGATTCAGGCCGGGGCTAAACTCGCAGATCGTAGGGCGGTAAGCGCGAGTCTTCCCCTCCTAACCTCGTATCTCGGACAGCAGTTTGTTGTTCAAAACCTCGCTACGCAGGGACTCAAAGTAGATCAGAAGATGGTCGTTAAGACGATCTTTGAAGCTGCTGGATTCAAGAGCTTCTATAGTCTGATTGTTCCAATGACCGATCAGGAAAAACAGCAGTCGCAAGCTAACTCTCCCGCCGCTATGAACCAATCCAAGATTCAGGCAGAATCGCAGATGGCTCTCCAGAAATATCAGGCGCAGTCCCAGCTTAGGGATCAAGAGAATATAGCTAAGGCAGGTATGGAAGTACTCCGGAAAAATCTCGAAGCCACTAGTACCCCCGAGGCGATGACTGGTCAGGTTGGGGCGAACGAGGGATTCGGATCAAATTTATAACTTGACAGGACACCCTATTTGTAGTATAATGTATTTAAGATAAAGGACCCATGAAAACTCTCTCCTCCGCTGTAGCTTTTCTAATCCTATTTGCTATACTCGGTGGAGTTTTCGCCGTGTATCAGTACAATGTTCTTGTCAACGATATGAACGTAGAATTCTCAGTCCAACAGAAACAGATTCTGAGTCTTGAGAAACAGGTACGCGATCTTCAGAAACAGAAACCAGTAAATAAGTTTTACCTCATGCCCCCCTCTCCACAGGCCCAGACTACGGAAAAGCCTAGTTCGTATAGCCCCGACCAATATACTTCTAGCCGCTAGTGGAAAGTGGAATATGGACCCCCGAATCCAGCTACTTGCTATACTTGAGAACATGCGCCACTTATTTGGGTCTACCTCTCCCCAGTTCTCTTACTGGAAAAGACGAGTAAATTCTGCTCTAGTGGATGATAAAGACCTATTTATTCTGTTGAAAAATACCCAGGATGGACAATTTCATGACTGATTACGAAGAGCTTACCCCGGACCAGATCGCGGAAGAGGCTCAAGAACGAATTAACAAAGCGGCTGATCTTCAGTTTACTGTAAATACTAAGGGCTGGAATACTCTGCTTGCTACCTTCGAAGAAATGAAGGACGCCCAGATCGCCAATTTTATGGCAATCCCCCCAGGTTCCGCGAACGAAAAAGATATCATTGCCGCGCACAACGTTGCGTATACTACAGCTTTTATTCTAAATGAAGTTGTTAACGCGACTAACCGAGCAATTCAAGATGGGTTCAACGCTCAAGCCGAACTACAATCTTTTAAGAACCCCGAGGTCAGTTCCGAATGGGAATAAATAAACTTATAGTGTTTCTTCTCTTGGCGACAGGACTGTGTTATTCACAGTCTGCCCAGAGGATTTCCGTTGCCATACAAAGCCCAGCGGCTGCGGCGGGTTACGCTAGAATTATTCCCCATGCCTCTATCTACGTTTGTACATATAACTCTCAGTTGAACTGCTCTTCCGGTAATTACCTTTCTATTTATTCGGATGTAGGTCTTACGAGCGGAATTGCACAGCCATTGGTTGCTGATTCTGTGGGTGGTTATCAGTATTATATTCAGGCAGGTACGCAGGTAGTCGAGAAGGTTTGTTATACGGGGGCGCAGTGCCAAAGCTACGCGGTGTATATAGGAACTAGTAACCTATCCATATCCGGGAATGGCGCTCCTACCCAGACGTGTTCTCTCCCCAATCAAGGTCAAATCTATATAGATAACCTGAATGGACAGATTTATTCCTGCAACGGGACTATCTGGCAAATAGCTGCCACCACCGCCGTGCCAGCTTCTCCCTCCTTTGCGATACAGTTTGCTAACTCGGGGGCTACACACTTTCAGGCGGACTCATCTATAACTGTGAATCCAACTACGCACACGTTCACAGCACCGAATGTATCTGCAAGCACCGTCGTGGCTGGCGCTATATCGCCCGGATTTACAGTCTCAATCAAAGACCCGCGCTGCGGTGGCGCAGTGGATGGGGTAACAGACGATGCAGCCGCCTGGACGGCTTGTATCGCACTGGCGTCGGCAAATAGCGGAACCGTCACAACGGATGGATTGTCACTGCTGGAAAGCACACCAACGATTCCGAGCACTGGAAATTTCAAGATCGAAGGCACAACTCCTGGCGCGGGAATGCTTTTCTCAAATCCATCGGGATGGGCCAGAACGGTCGTCCTCCCGTGGCTTTATGGATCCACAATCAATGCGGGAATTTACGTGCCCTCTGGTGCTTCTAATATCACGATTGAGGATATGGCTTTGACCTGCGCACCATCGAGCGCAACAGGTTGCGGAACGCCAATATTCTTGCTCGATGACAACAACATCACGCTACGTAATAATACCTATGGGGCTGGGATCTGGAGCAACTACGGAAATGGCATTGAGTTTTTCGGAGGTCACGACCTAACTTTCGATGGGGGAACGATCTTCGGGTATAACTCTGCTGGAATCCGAGGCAACTACTCGTCTGGATTGAGCGGCACGTCCCTGAGAGTTCATGCGCGGAATCTGAATATTCAAGGCGCTAATCCATCGAGTATATACACCCCCGGATCGTTGGAGTTTTTCAATTCCCAATCAAGCGATTTTACCAACAACAATATCGACCAAGGTAATGTGTTGAAACCCGTCTCCAACCCTTGCTGTGGGTACGGCGGACTGTTCTACACGACTGCCAATCATCACATTCCGATTACGTCGCTCTCTGGCATGGGCCATTCGATGACAGCCACGGTCCCAGGTAGCTCACCTATCCCGATCACGTCCATGACCACCTCTGGGACGACGACGACAATTACGGTAGGAAGTACACTCTTTCCGTCAGTTCTCGTTCCCGCCCAGACGGTTCTTTGTGGAAATTATGGAGTTGTTGGAGGCACCGGCACTTTACCAGCAAACGGGTATTGCACAATCATCGGAACCAATCAGGTAATGTTCCCAACACCCAGTTATGATGCGACCGGGGCTAATCTGACAAACGCTGTCTTCTGGCTTTACGGATTCCTTCCCGACATCGGCCAGCAGTTTTACGTTGACCTGGCCGGTGTGTTTAGGGGAAACGCATCCATCAGCAGCCTGACCTACACCGCCTCTTATCTGACTGGGACGTTGAGCACCGGGCATTACTCAGTGCAGGACATTGGCACCTATTATGCCTGCACAATTGGGGGCATAACCGCGCCCACGTTGCCAAGCATCACCGCAAACGTAGCTGGTGGAGCAATCACCAGCTACACAGTGGTCAGCGGCGGAGCAAATGCCACCCAGGATTACAGTTTCACCATCACGGATTCGACAGGCACAGGGGCAACCACGGGCGCACAGACATTTAATTCCAGTGGGGCATTGACGGCTTTAGCGGCAGGGACAGCTACAGGGTCGGGTTATACAAGCCCGACTGTTACCGTGAGTGGTGGGGATGGGCTGAGCGGTAATTATAGCTGCACGGTCGCAAGCGCCGCTCCCGATACATTTACGACTCAGTTGCCGGGGCTGCATTCCGTGATTCCGGCAGCAGCGGTGGCGACTGCCACGGTTTCCAGACAGTTAGGCGTCTCCACGATGGCAACCGTCACTGGGTATGGTTCTTTTACGTTTGGCTTGGCGGGCGGAGACACAACGGGAGTCAATCTCTCTAATAGCATCCTGTCCATGACGGGCACGACGACGATCACGGTTACAGTTGGAGCGGGCATCCTCCCTCCAGTTGGCTCGACGTTCGTCGCGAACATCATAGGCGTTACGGGCGGGACCGGAACCCTGAACGGATATTTCTTCTACTCGACAGTCGCATCGCCGACCACATTCACTTTCCAGCAGTCCAAGGCTTCCGCTGTTGGTGCGAACGTATCAAGTGCTTATCTAGTGGCGCAGGCTGGCGTAGTTTCCGCGTTCGATACGTCGAGCGGCAACAAGTACAGTAACACTGGCGGCACGGGGATATACTTTGCAGATTGCAATTTGTGCAGTTCCGAAGGCGACCACTTTTTCAATATCGATCAGCAAGAGCTAGACACCTCGTTGCCGGTTGGAGCCGTGGCAATGAACGGCGTCATCGGGGGTGTAATTGATGGGGACGTAGTAAACGGGTCAGCAACAAACTGCTTTGAGGCCGAGATTACCTTTGGGTTGGTCATTTCTGGAAGTTCATGCAAAGATGCTACTGAAAGCGGCATCAAACTAGCCGGGGTCTTCAACTACAGCATCGGAGATTATACTCAGACGGGAACCTCAAGGTTTGGCGTCAATATCAACGGAGTTTCTACGGGTGCAACGGGGACGCTCAACATTTCCGGCACTACCTCTGTCGCCATAAATCCATATGGCAGCGCGTCCAGCAATCTGATCTTCGGAGGCCCCACGAAGATTTTAGCATCGCAAGGATTTTGCTTGGAGGATAACACTACCGCATCATCCTACACCGGTCTCGATTGCAACGGAGTCCCGCTGATAGTCAGTGGCACAAACCAGAGTTTCGACAACCTGAGCGTTGAGAACATTCCAGCATCTAGTCCGGCGATTACCTTGTTAAATTCAACGAACGCATCATTCACAAACCTGATCGCATCTAATCTGTCGAATCTTTTCTACACTTCAGGATTCAATTCGAATCCCAACATAAACGGAGGCCAAGTTTCCAATGTGGCCGATCCATACCTTGAAGCCTACCCGGCCTATGTCACCGGGTCTGTGGCCACTGGGTCCAATGTAATTCAATCCATAAGCAGTACACTTGGCGTGGGCGACATTGTTTCTGACGCGACAGTGTTTGGCGGCTCTGGACACATACCAATAGGTTCGGTCGTGCTTTCGGTTAACTCCGGGACGGGTTGCACATCGGCATGTGTGGTCATATCCAACACGGCAACTGGAACCGTTTCGGGGGATATACTTTACGTTTTTGGCTCGGTGACGACGGGTATGAAGTGGTACAACGTAACAGCCACTGGCGGCGCCGGAGCGGGCCAGGGATTCTTGGCGTACTCGATTCAAGGGCTAGATATGCAGGGTGGCAGTTTCTCGGGCTACTCTGGAAGTGTAATTGATTTGCGTGGCACAAGCGGAACCAGCACACCCAACTCAGTGAAGGGTGTCACAATCGCAGGCGGGTCTAGAAGCCTTGGCGTGTCTCAGCAAGCGAGCAATACCACTGCAACAGCCAACTCCTTCAGCGGGGCAACGTCCGCCGGAATCTCCGATCTCACATCGAATCTGGGAAACAGTTATCTAGGCAACTTCTTATCTGGCATAACTGCGCCAACAGCGATCAGCAATGTCAATGCTGTAGTCACCGGAAACGTGGCAGGGATAGGCACGGGGACACCAACCTCGGCAAGCATCCCATGCAACGCGAATAGCGTGTCGAATCTTTATTACCAAGCATCGACCGCCAGCGGCAGACAGCCGTGGATGTGCGATCCTGTGACGGTAACATGGGTACAAGTTCCCGCTCCTAGTGCGGTGCAATTCAACACCGTTAAAACGGTGGCCAGCGTGCCACTGACAACCTACTCAGGTACGGCTGGTATTGGAACAACTACCCTACGGACTCCGAGTGCGACCGGACTTTTCCAACTGTGTGTCTATATGGAAGTAGACACGGTGGGAACCGCCGGAAATTTCCAGTTCGGAGTAGGTTACACGTCGGCATTCGGGAGCGCCGCGCACAACAGCAATATCGGGACATCTGTTGCCGTCAGCACACCGCACGCAACTACATTTCCGGGGTCTGCGTGTTCGACATTTGGGGCTAAAGCTGGCACTAATATCGTGTACCAGATCACGGCTACTAGTGTCACGGGCACACCGACAATCGAGTACGGCGCGACGTTGACGCAATTGCAATAGGCAACGCCGTGTTGTGCGGGGCAACGGACACGAGCACTTATAACTACGACATCCTGAACTAAGCACTGAAGCTGGCGGCACAGCGGTACCCCGAGGAGCTATGAAAAATCCAATTCTACCGATTCTACTGACGATCTTTCTATTTGGTGTTGGGGCCTCTGCCCAGTCTACCTACTGGGTACCTGGTAGCGGTGGCACTGTAACTAGCGTAGCAGGTACCACCAATCAAATTGATGTGGCTACAGGTACGACCACAGCGATTATATCGCTCGATCCGGCCCTAAATTTGGGAGGTACTTTCACGGCGCATCAGTTCTACGGCAACAACCGGAACTATCGCTACTATCAATTTCTCTGCCACTCTAGGAGTGGCCCCCGGATTGTGTATCGTCAGCCAGAATGGCGGGGGATCCCTATTTGACGTTGGTCACGGGGTCCCGAGTACCGCATCCTTTACCATTACGGCGGGATTAACGGTGGCAGCATCTACCCTGAATGTAGACTACAACTGCATTTTGTAACTTTTTTATAGCAACATTCCGTTTTCCGGAAAAATAACCGGCTCTGGGATTCAGAGCAGTTAAGGACAATATGCCAGTAGACGAACAGAATGAAGTATTCAATGAGTGGTCTCAGGGAGTTAGCCTAGCTAACTCGGACTACTTCCAAGAGGTCCCGACTGAGCTTGATAACCCCGCAAACTTTGTGGTTCCAGATCAACCTGTAGCTCCAGAACAAGTACTTCCCGCTGCGCCAGAACAAGTACTTCCTGTAGATAACGAACCTGAAGTTATCCAGCTTGAAGATGGGGGAACAGTAACCATCGAGAAAACCAGTAAGGGATGGAAGGCCATTCTGGATAGTGGAACCCCCGGTGTCCCCCAGGAGAATTTTTACGGCGGAACTTGGCGTCAACTTTTGGCCGGTCTTGCGAAGGGTAAGCTCGAAGCCTCGAAGACTATCAAGAAGCTTAAGAAAGAAAAACTGTTAGGTGGAGATGAAAATACCCCACTCCCGGCCCCGGTCTCCCGACCCCTTAAAGTGAGCGTTCCTACGGCGGACGAGGTTTACGCAGTCAAGAATAAGTTTGATGAGAATATTGTTGATGGGTTTGATGAGTACTTCCGGAAACGTTTTGGGGTAGACCCAGAAGTTTTTGCCGAGAAGCTGAAGTCAGCAGACGGCGCGGAACGAATCGTTAACGCCCAGATTATCAAGAAGGCAATTGATGAAGTTAATGGGGATTTTGTAAGAGAGAACCCGGACTACGTAGAAAATTATACAGGGTCCGATGTATGGCAGGAAAATGCCCGACTCCTTATCTCCAGAATTAGCAAGACATATTTGAACAAAAAGATTTCCAAGAAGACTCCGGACGAGGAAGTAGACAACACTGTTGCTGAACTTTACTCGAAAGGTTTTTGGACAGTAGAGAATTTAGAAACCGCGAAGGATGAGTTGATCGATAGCGAATTGCTTAAGCGTTCAACCAAACCCCACGTTTCTACGACTCAACCCCAGCAAGTGGCGGCACCTGTAGTGACCCGCCCATCCGAGCAACCCGCCCCGCGTATTGCAGCGACTCCCGGACAGCCAATGGTTCTAGGTTTCTCAGCTAGCAACAGTTCACCCTCTGCTACACCGGAACCCCGAACGTTGACAGACACCGATCTTCAATCCCTCCCAATGGAGCAGCTACGGAAAATCGCGGCGGCTCAGATACAAGCGATGAGGGGAAGATAGCAACAATAAACAAGGTGGGTCATAATGGCCTATACTCCCGCAGTAAATACAGTTACCAGTGGTAACTTTCCTAACGC